AAGAGGTCAAGGTTCAATTCCTGCCTCCCCGACCAATCAACGGCAAGCCACGACCACCAAGATTCCTCTTGGCCAAACCTCGCGGCTTATTCAGCCCCAAAGCAATTTACATTTATGAAGTGGAAGCCAGCAAATGATCAGTAAGATCATCATCCGCCTGTTAACTCCAATAATCGTGGAAGTGATCCGCGAATTGCTTTCCAAGCTGGCCAACGGTGAGCTGGTGAGCATCGACGAGACCAGTGTGAAATCGGCGATGAATCAGCGTGAAGAGTCGATTCAGTCGCAGCTTAAATCTGTTCAATGGGAGGTCGGCCTGTGATCGGACTTCTGATCGCAGTTCTACTGGCTCAACAGCCTGTTCCCTCGACTCTGGTCCCCCCAGCAGTCGAGGAACGGGTGGTGTTTAGCCATGCTGGATTTACCTACTTTGTGGGCAAGTCCAGTGGAAGTGTCATCGCCATCGAACAGGGTGGTGTTCGACCTGTCCCGCCACCAGTTCCTGATGAGGATGAAAAGCCTCAACCAGTCAGTGGAATCAAGTGGTTTTCGGTTGTTGTGGATGAATCCAAACCGGAGCAGCAAGCATGGCGTACAGATCCAGAGATCCGCAAGTTGCTAGAATCGCGTGGGATTCAGTACAGATCGTACACCGCCGAGGAGACGGACATCGACCGACTAGGGTTTCAGCAAACCGTTGGTCAGATCGGTTTACCGACCGTCATACTTCAGGATCAAAACGGCAAGATCGTCAAATCTACGAGTCCTCAGACCAAGGCTGACATTATCAAGCTGGTGGAGGTGATCAAGTGAGCAATCTGCTTGGCTGGGTGACACCTGACGGCGAGCTGAGATACTTGGGAAGCCATGAATCTACGCTCATGCTGGCCACTGGCAAGCAACTCCCAGACATCCCCGAAAGCGAATGGGAAGAATTCGACCTGAGGGACGACCCAAAGTATCCGGTCAAGATTAAAGACCAGAACGGAAAAGGGGCTTGCAATGGCCATGCAGCGGCAAGCAGTCTGGAAATCGCTCGGTACGTTTCTGGTGCTGCTTATGTCGCTCTCAGTCCTTGGCTCGTCTATGCTGATCTATGTAATGGTTGGGACGTTGGATCGAATATTGCGGAAGCTTTGGCCTACCTTGAAAACAAGGGGACTTGCTCTGAGCCGCTGGTTCCTTATGCGACAATTAATCCTTCAAGAATTCCTCAGTCGGCCAGAACTGATGCCAAGCGGTTCAAAGTTGAGATCGGATACAGACTCAACAATTTCAACGATTTATGTATTGCCGCACAGCTCCGAATGCCATTTAACTTTTCAGTGCCGGTCAACGCCAATTTTAATGTTCTCGACAAAGATGGAGTCCCAGGCAACCGAGCTGGCTCCCACAACCATGCTGTCACAGGTGGCATGGGAATGAAGCGAATGCCCAACGGCAAATGGGCGATCCTAATGCAAAACTCGTGGGGAACCCGCTGGGGCTGGAATGGATACTGCTGGATCATAGATCGCAATGTGGCCGGAACTAGCTGGGATGCTTATTGCGTCAGTGCCACTGTGGCCGATCCAAACAACTTACCTCCAGTGCTTGCATAAATCGCACATTGAAAAGAAAAACACCTAAGAGCAGGCTCAATGCCATGCCAAGCGGCACGGAGTTGGAGCGTATTGCCCGCCGGATCCTCGCGGAGCTGGGCAACAACGTGGCAAAACCGTGGCTGGCGATTTACGACCGCAAAAAGGAAGCCGATCCGTTCACGGCTCCGATTGATATGGCCGCCCAATTTATCCCAGTGATTGAAGCATGGATCGACGAATCAGGCCGGTCTTTTCTGGTGTCACTTGGCCAACAGGATGCCGACCAATGGTTGGTTCGTGCACCAGAAGTGATTGAGGCCGCACGCAATGCGACTCTGGATCTGTGCCAGGAGACGATCGAGCAGTTCACGCAGGATACTCTCCGGACTCTGGAAGGCATGCGGGCTGATATCGCAGCCTCCATTGAAGCTGGTGAAACGGCTGGAGAATTGACCAACCGAATCAGCACATGGATCAAGGATAACGCACGCTGGCGGGCACGGCGCATTGCAATCACCGAATCAGCAAGAGCCTATAACACCGGCCTGACAAGTGCTGCTGAGGGGCTGGACTTTATCACCGGTTGGGAACTGCTCCTTTCCGGTGACGCCTGCCCGATGTGTCAAATGATATTCAGGTTATGTCCGGTCATTCCAAAGGGCGGAACCTTTGGGACCAACGGCAAGAACAAGACTTACAAAGACCTTAAATTTCCACCATTTCACCCTGGTTGCCGTTGCAGTCTCTTGGAAGTCTTTGAAGACGAGATGCCCAAGAATCTGAAGCCACCTGTCAGGCCGGGTGAGAACGGATACCTACAGCCTTCAGACATCGACTTTGCTGCTGCTGAAGAGGCTGGATATCAATCGGTTGCAGTTGGAAACGCCAAGTCATTCACAAAAACGGGCCGGATATTGGAGGCTGATAATGATCACTAAATCGACGGATTCCGGCATCACGAAAAGCGATACAGGCGGCTTTGTGGGCTATGCTGCCCGCTTCCTGAACATCGACCGCCAAGGCGATATCATTTTGCCTGGTGCGTTTCAGAAGTCCATTCAAGACTTCATGGATTCTGGCGGACTGGTCCTGTCTGATCACGAAAACAAAACATCTGCTGTGATCGGCACACTGAATGACGCGACCGAAGACCGATCCGGTTTGAAAGTGGATGTCACGTTTTCCGCCACAAAAGCCGGTCAGGATATCCGCACTCTGCTCCGTGAAAAAGCGGTTCGCAAGATGTCGATTTCATTTCTGGCAAGACAGCCAGAACGATTGAGCAAAAAGCAGGTCTCAGAACTTTGGGACCGCTACGGATACAAGCCAAACTTAACTCAAATCAAGCTCTCTGAAAAGGGTGCAAACCTGATCAAAGAAGTGTCGGAGATTATCGAAGTCTCAGTGGTGCCGATCCCGGCCAACGCTGACGCTTCGATTATCAGTGTCAAAGCACACTCCGACGATGAAACACCGACCCCGGTGGTGGATGCCAAGCACCTGACGAAATTGTTTCGCCAGGCGGAATTGGCTGATTCGATATTGACCGCCGCCAAGCGGTAAACGAAAGGTTCTTAAGATGAGTATTGCAAACGAAATCCGCTCTGCGGCATCCATTGCCGAAGACCGCATCGCACTCGCTTCCAGCGTGATTGCATTGCGTGACGAAATCCTGGCCGCTCCCGACGACGTTCGGGCCGAGAAATCTGCCGACCTGCAAGCCGCCAACGATCGGCTTGAAGCCTGTGACAAGGAATACTATCTGGTGAAGGCTGTTGAAAACGCCAACGCCATGATCGAAAGCCTGTCGGCCAAGCCACAGCGCCCACAGCCAACCTACAAGGCGGCCACAATTGACCGTCGCAGTGGTCAGGTGATTGACGGTGGCGACCTTGCCAGCCTGACAGACGCTGAAGCCGTTTCTTCTCGCGATTACAGCAAAGCGTTCGAAGGGCTTCTTGAAGCCCGTGGGAACATCGACCGCGTGACAAGCCGCAATCATCGCGACATGCTCGAAAGATACGGCAAAGGTGGCGACAGGAACCTTGGATGGAATGAATTCTTTATTCCGTTCAGCAAGGCGATGACGCTGGCATCGTCCACAAACGGTTCCAACGCTGTCGCTCCTGACTTCAGATTTGACTTGATCACGCAACGCTCGGTCACGCCGAAAGCATTGCAACTCTGTCGAGTGATCACAACGAACGTGTCCAGCGTCACGTTCCCGAAGAATACCGACGCCAATACCGATGGCGGTTTGGTGGGCACAATCGGCACCAACAATCGTCCAACAAAGGGCGAGTCGCCAACAGCCACGGCGATCGACACCGGGCCGTTCTCGCAGCTCACCATCACCGCCAAGACCGGCACGATGGTTCAGGATATTTCGGCCGACTTCTTTCAAGATGCGCCGGGAATGTCATCTTACCTCCAACAAGAGTCGAGCAAATTGTTTGCGAACCGAATTGATAAGGAAGTCTTTTCGGCGACCACGCTTTCTGACTCACTGGAAGCGATTCTGGCCAACACCGGGATCGGCACACAGCTTTCAGGCACATCAGCCAGCCTCGGTTCGACTGATGCGATCACCTATAACAACCTTGCTGACCTGTTCTTTTCCTTCAAGGAATCTTACAGTTCCAACCTGTCATGGGTCATGAATCGTGCCACACACGGCAAACTTTATAAAGTCAAGGATTCTCAAGGGATCCCTCTGCTTTCAGGCTTCCAGCAAGGCACGTTTGCGAATTCTCCGGGCTATCAAATGTTTGGAGTTCCCGCAAATTATGTTGAGTACATGCCAGCCTCTGGCGTCGCCAATGCCCGCTCGATTCTGATCGGTGATTTCCAAGAGTATTACTTGCTGGTTCGCCAAGGATTCACCGTTATCATTGACGACCTGTCAAAGCAAGGTGATAACCTGATTCGGCTGAATTACAAGTACCGCATCGGCGGTGCCGTTCGTGATGCTCGTGCATTCGCCAGCATTAAAGAAGCCGTTTCCTGAGTTTGGTTTTGTTGGTCAACCCGGCGGGTCCTCCCTGCCCGCCGGGTCTCATTTTCATATTGAGGTAAAACAATGGCCGCATACATCTCGCAATCTGAAGCAACCACCTATACCGATGTGATCGGCACATGGGCGGCATCTACTGCTGTGGCCTACCTGTCGGCAGCATCGTCATTAATCGACCAATATTGCGCCCGCACTTTTCTCCCTGCTGATTTGACTGCCGATGTGAAATTGGCGATCGCGTTAACGGCTGTGCATTTAAAAAACAATGGCCAGAATCCCGGCGTCCTCACCAGCGAACGAATCGGCGATTATTCTGCGACTTATCAGATGTCAACCACTGGTGGATTGAATGCGATGGTCATGCAACTGCTCCAGCCTTATAGAGTGGTGGTGATGGGGTGATTAGCCGAGACTTCCGATTAGAATGGAATGGCGAAGCGTACAAAGCTCGCCTGCACAAAGAATTATCAAAGGCGATCCGAATTTCGGCTGGCAAGGTCCGTAACGCGGCCATCAAACTGTTGAACAAGCCGGGGGCCGCCGCCACAAAGGATCTGAACAAGCAGACTGGCAAGGCTTTTAAGGGTTTAAATGCAACTCAAAAGAATGCTTTGACATTCTCCAGCGGATTAAAAAAGGTCCAAGGCTTAAAGACAGTCAAGGGGCGCAAATCCACACTGCGGTTTGGTGGGACTCATAAGGGTGCCAGCCGGATTTATTGGTATGGTCCCCCTCAGAATCGTTGGACGACTGCTTCTGCACCTGGCTCGCCACCACACAAGCAAAGTGGCAACCTACAAAAGATTGTGGTTGAGCCATCACGAGGCGGACTACACGCCAAAGTAGGACCAATGGAAGGCTTAAAATACGCACGAATTCAAGAACTTGGCGGCAAAGGGATGATCAATTTACCTCCTCGTCCGTACATGCGACCGGCCATGGAATCGCAGCAAGCGGAAATCATGGACCGGTTCGAGCAAGCGATTCAAAAAGCCTCGATTTAAATCGAAAGAGGGAAAGATGCCATTGCCGGAACGACTTTTAAACTCCTGTGCAACGATCTACCTGGAAGCCAACGCCAAAGGTTCCATGGGACAGCCGGTGCAGACTCTGACCGTGATCGGCACGCCAAAATGCCGGGTCGATTTCAAGTCCATCCAGCGTGATGGGACGCCGATTGAAGGCGAGGCCCAGATATTCTCGGTTTACCTGGCGGGGTCATGGCCGTTGACCACAAACCATTGGGTCAAGGTGCTGACCGCTTCAGGCCGGGTTGCGACTGGACAGGTTTCAACCTCATCTGAGGCCGCTGGACTGGGTCACAACACCGCTCTAACGGTCATTTGCCGCACACCTGTGCCGGTGGTGGCCTCATGAGCTACAACGTACCGCTGGTTATCCAATCGCATTGGGCCGCTCAAACTGGCCTTCCCAGCTTATGGCTTGAATATGCACCCGATCCACTGGTTCCACCTTTGGCCGTGATGGAAGCGACCGGGTTCTCACGCACTCCGCTTTCGGCTGGGTCCTATATGGACTCGCACAACTATCGAATCTCGATCTTGACCACATCGGCGGAATCAACCTGGTCAATTGGTGAATCGGCAATCGAGAAAATGGACACTCTGGCGGGCGACAAAATCACCTCGGTTCAGATTGAACCGGATAGTTTGGCACGTCCGGCAAAGGTTGGTCAGTTGGATGTTTGGGTCTTTGAATTCACACTGAAGGTCGAAATCTTCGACAATTGAAAGAGGTTAGATATGGCCATGAAGGGCAAGCCGGTCACGTTCAAGAACGGGACCATCACACTGACTCCACTGGATCAAACCACAGGCACAGCCAACACGACTGCATCTATCAACCTGATCGCAAAGTCCGGCTCGCTGGACGATAACGTGTCGGTTGCTGAAGCGAACGTGAACTGTGTTGGCAAGATCCGTGCTGCCGGTTCGCTGGATGTGAGTATTGAAGTCAATGCATTCGTCTCGTCGGTTACAGGCACAGGCAACGCCAACGGAACTGTGCTTCCTTTCAAAACTGGCGACTATTTGAACGCCAACCTGGTTGCAGGATCACTCAACTACGAGGGCGAATTCATGCTTGAATCGCTCAAAACTTCTTTGGATGCTGCCGACTTTGTCACGCTGGATTTGTCGCTGAAAAACAACGGCGATCCACGCACACGAGTTATCGGCATTGTGAACTGCGTTTAACACCTGAGAGAGATTTTCTATGGTCTTTGATATTGATGACCTGATCGCTCGCAAATTCCAGTTCCGGCTTAATAGCCGGAGCTGGATACTTTCCGAGCTGACTGCTGGCGATAGAGCTGAAATCGGCAATGTGCTTCGGGGCATTGTCCCGAATCCTCTGACTGACGCCAAAGAAGCCTGTCGCGACCTTCCACCAGCCACAGCCAAAGAGATTTGGAAAGAAGCCAAGCGGCAATACGCTTACTGGCCACCATTGCCAGAAAGTGAAGATGGCCAAGCCTATCTGTTCAGCTCGCGTGAAGTTCAGCA